TGGTGAAAAATGCCATTCACGAATGGCGAAAAGTCAAATAGAGAAAACCCGCTAAACCTTTCGATTTAGCGGGCTGACAAACAACATTATGACTTACAACAGACTGAACTATACGCCATTAGAGGTAGGTTTGTCAAACAAAATTTAGACCTTTCGGATATGTGTTCGTCCTCCGACTGACTAGTGCCGGACTGTTAATTGTGCTATCGCCGCAGTCACGCGGACTGACCCAACTCTTAGCCGCAAGCGTCTTTGCATTCCGCCACGCGCTCGTTAAATCATGAAACCAAATCAGATTGCAATTTGATCTTGTACCACTCCGGCAATCCAGAAACTACTCCGCGTTTGATTTGGCCTATGAAATGGGTGTAAAGCTTTTCCTTCGCCGATTAAATGCTGAACGAAATCGGTTGGCGTCGGGTGTGGTTGTTTCCATTCGTGCCGATGCTTTTCTTGGAAATCAGGCGCAACAAATTTGGCAATGGCAATCTTTTTGTCTGCCGTAAACATGTTGTAGTTCTTGACCACAACTCCCTCAATCTTCGTTCCACCAAGCACTGAATCCTCGGCAAGGAACATCGCCATATCAACCTTGCCTTGATCGCCCATGTAGAAGCACCGAACGCATTCAATGCCGATTCTAGACGCCTCACGCGCCTTTTCAGACGGCGAAAGGTAAACTTCCGGCCCTGTCATCACGTCGAACACCATCAAGTGATTCAACGGAATGCGCGAATACGCCAGCGTGTTATGCTTCGGAGATTTCAAATACTCACATCGGTAAACCCACCCGTCATGCAAGTCCAATGATTTAGCAGTCGCCACCGCAGCCTCAAACATTTTGTTCGGCGCGTCAACAATGACTTGCTGACCCTTTGACCGGCAGAGCAATTCGCCATTGACGCGAGCCATTGACCACTGCGACCCGTCAACCTTTTCTTCGATGACGACAGGGCCGGAGAAAATGTCTTGAATTGCGCGATGTCCAACAGCGTAAATTGACGGATAGGCCGATATTCTTTCGATGTCCATAATGTTGTTTTAAATTGTGCTGACGGTTGCAATTAGGCGACAACTATTAAATGTCCCACGCCATTCCATCGCATCCATTTATAATCCGCATTGTCAGCTATGCGGTAAGGTTGGGACTTAAATTGATACCGTTCGCAATTCATACTTTTTCGGACAATCGTCGGGAACTACATCCGATACTATTTGAATCACTACTTTCCCCCGACCAAGACCACGGCTAAATCTTGGAGTGAAAGAAACCATACCAACAACGTCACAACATGTCAACCGTTTTCGAAAACAAAATCACGAAACATTTATGCCAAGGACTTTCAATGCCGCGCTTTCGTCAATCCAACCCTGTTTCGCCGCGTATTCCATCTTCGTTTGAAACTCGCGATCAATCGAAGATTGCAAAATCGGCTGCAAAATCGTGTGAATGGCTGCATTGTATTTGAACCCTAGCGCGGCGGTGGCCGGGGCCATGCCAAGGGTGTTCGACACCACGCACCGGCAGACCGAGCTACCCGGCTGCGCTGGCACCACAGTGCCGGAGTTCAGTCCGGCATGCAAATCCCGCTCCGGCATCGTAAAGCCTGCCCTGAACCGCGTGGGGACGTGCGGCAATAGCTGGTCAAGGATTGATGTCCATGAATGCTTCAAGAACCCGGTTGACGAATGGCGCGAACGAACCATCCTTTCCGCCGCCTGCTTTACCCATGCCCAAAACAGGGTGCCGCTATCGGATGCGCGCTGGCGACCTCGCCCGACATCCGGAGGCGTCAGCGCCCACCGGCTACCCGTTTCGATATTGAACCGCGAGCCAGGATGCATACGCGCCAGCACGATTCTTTGCGCGGTGTTGATTGCGGAAACATCTTCTACGGTCGGGGTTCGGTTCAGGAATGTCACCACGTCGTTTTGCTTCTTCTTATCCTTGGAAAGCTTCCCACTATTCAACACCGCTGGCGACGTGACAACGTTCATATCGGTATTGATTCGACCCTGCGACACGACCGGCGTCCGCGCCTGCGCATCACGAATCACAAACAACGCAGTCTTGTTAATTGACTGCGCTGGAACGTTTTTGGAATAACGCATCAAAATCGCCTGCGCCTGACTCAAGTTTCGCGTATCCAATGTGCATTTAAGGTCCATCACAAATGGACAACAGTCAAGGCTTTCCGTCGCAAACAACAAACCCGACACCCGAAACCGAAACGGGATGACCATCCGATGCCGCGCCATGAAGTGTAGCCTCATGCTGAGACTTTGATGTACTCACAACAACCCACCGCAACCATTGTGCTTGCGTTTGGAACGACGCCTTGATGGCTTTTGACACCGCCTTGTATTCACTTGAATCAAGACGGAATGCGAGTGTATGACTTCTCGCCTTACCTTTCGCCAGCTTAGGGCGACCGACTTTATTTTTTGTGGGCATAATTAGTTTTCAAATTTTAAAGTATTCAAGGATTCGCGCAAGAATTGATTTGGCTGGCTTGCCACGAAAGCAACCAGTGATTCCTTTGACATCCGGCCCTTCGACAACCGGCCACGATGTCATAAGCAAATCGCCGCTGCTATTCATCACAAGAAACGGAGGATTCAACATGCAAAGATTCTTCTTTCGGAACCTGCAATCGTAGCATCGAGTAAACTTCACGCCGCCTCCAATTGTGCAAGTTCAGCCCTGAGCGATGCGATCTTCGCCATCTTGGGATTGTGATTTCGCACCGCTTGAGGCAACCCTTCCAGCGTTTCAGCCGCGACCAAATCGCCCTTCACGTAGGCTGAAAAAGTCAATGCTCCGGACGTATTCAGGGTAATGTAAATGGAACTGAAATCGTAATCCGCCGATTTCGCGGCCTTGACGACCCCGTCAAGCACAGGTTGCAATATTTGTTTGAATTCTTCGTTTGTTGGTGTTTGCATAAATGTTGTAAATTGCTGTTGACATATATTTACCACTAGACTACATTTTACGCAAGCACAATTTATGAATATTTCTGAAATGAACATCAAACACCCTAAAAAGGTGGTCGTTCCGATTGAAGCCGGATTGGCATGGGGCGAGGATGGCGCGATTTATCAGCAGAAGTACGATGGCGAGTTCCGCGTAATGTCTTTGCCTGATTGCAGCATTCTGGTTGGCGAGCAAATCGGCACCCGGTTTATTGCCTTTGATTGCGTCTCGTTTGTCGGCCTGGATGTCCGTAACTGCCCGCTGACCCAACGCATTAAATACCGCGATGAACTTTGCTACCGGAACCACATTGATCACGCTGTGGAATTCGCAAACGGCAGCGCATTGCTGGCCGAAGTCCTTTTAGCTGGCGGTGAAGGCGTGGTGCGGAAAACTAAGGATTCCACCTACTACGAAACGATGATTGCTTGCAAGCGTTCACAAATCTTCATCTGTCGCATTACAACCAGCAGCCCAAAGCAATCCGCTTCAATCACGGACGTTCAAACTGGCGTATACCTTGGCCATGTCCCAATGCTCGGCGGAAAAGCCGATCAAGTCCGCGTGGGGTCCATTATCCGAGTCGAGGCCGAAACAGTTCACTCAAGCGGTAAACTTCGCGGTGCCAAATTGTGCCGCGAGTGGTTGGTTAAATACTGAAACAAAAAACATTATGATTCCAAAAACAATCATTCACCTCCTTTCTGGCGGGCTGGATTCCGTTACAATGCTTTACGATTTAAAAGCGCAAGGGCACTTCGTCCATTGCCTGCTTTTTGACTACAAGCAAAAGCACGTTCGGGAATTAACGTTTGCAAAGGCGCATTGTCATCGGCTTGGGGTTCTTTTCACAACGATGGAGCTTCCTGCCCTGAATGGGCTAACCGATGAAAATTGGGTTGTTCCAAATCGCAACGCCATTATGCTTTCGCTGGCGGTCAATGTAGCCGTTCAGGCTGGCGCGGACACAATCACTTACGGATGCAATAAAGATGACGCGGACTATCCGTTTCCAGATTGCACGCTTCCATTTATTCAGGCCATGAATAAGGCCGTGGAATCGGCTGGATACAAGATCGAGATTTGCGCTCCATATCTCAATAAATCAAAAGCATGGATTGGCGGATTTGCTCAAGAAATCGGAGTGCCAATCCATGAGATTTGGTCCTGCTATAGGGGTGGGCCTATCCCATGTGGAACGTGCCCTGCATGCATTAAGTTGCAATCCGCAAGAAAATGAGGCTGTACATGGGGCAATCCAACCGCATTTGGCATTACTGGTCTGGGAAATACCCCGGTTCAGTTGGTGTTTTGATCGGGCCAAGCTATGGCAAGAAAGTTCCGATTGACGAATGGATGCCGTTCGTTTTGGATAACGACGCATTTACTTGCTGGACCCAGAAAAAGCCGTGGCCAATTGCACCCTGGCAGGAAATGTTTTCTTGGGTTAAGATGCGAGGAATAAAGCCGGAATGGGCGGCGGTGCCAGACGTTGTCGCAGACCGCGAACGCACGATTGAAAATTGGCCTATTTACTCTCCAATTGTAAAGCGAATGGGTTGGAGTACAGCTTTTTGCGTTCAAGACGGAATGACACCATCGGATGTTCCAAAAGATGCCGATGTTGTTTTTGTAGGTGGAACCGATGGGTGGAAGTTCCGCTATCTAAAAACTTGGACAGATAATTTCCAACGTGTTCACTGCGCCCGCGTCAACGCAATACGATCAATCGAAATGTGCGAGCAACTTGGATGTGAATCAGTTGACGGAACTGGATGGTTTCGCGATCCGTCACGAATAGACAAAATACCAGCAATTAAAGCATTTATTGAAGGCAAAAGATCAAGCCAATTAACGCTCATATGAATGATTTCGAGAAATTCCCATCGGTTGCTTTGATGACTGGAACCGCATCTATCGCAATTGCCTTCTGGCTGGCTGGTCTTTATCCGCTCGCCGCATTTGCTGCTGGCCTGACCCTTTTGATGGTCATCTGCCACCTGAAATAAAAAGCGCCTCCCGCAAACAACAACGGGAGGCGCTCGGAGGTGACGGACTGGGCGACTAAGTCTTATTCTGGGACGCAAGAGCGGCCTGAACCGCCTGGCCAACCAGTTCCGGCAAAACCTTCAACACATCGGACATGGACACTCCGCGAGCAGCTACGGCAGTCGCTTCGTCCCGGTCGGCGCGTTCCTTGTCGAACTTCACTTCGGCGTCGATCTTGGCGATGGTCTTGGGGCTGGCCTCGGCGATCTTCTTGGATACCATCAACTGGGAAACCAACGTCCGCTCTGCGGGCGACAATTCCTTGAATTCAGTGGCGGTGCCGATGCTGAACACAACGCCCTTGTGAATGTGCGCCTGAATGGTCTTGCCATCCTTGACAATGGTCCCGTTCTTAACCGGCTTCTGTTCGCGGATCACCTTGCCGTTGTCATCCTTCAAGTCGGCGATGACAATCGGATTACCCGGCGGATTGGCGAAGTCGTGTGTGGCAATGTATTGCATATGATTTACAGATTTTCAGAGTTGCGTGTTGTTGTTTTACGGCTGGATGTTCGAAACCGGCGTAGTGATGGCCGAGAAACATGTCACGTTGGTCGTGCCAGCGCCAGACGCCGTCCAAATAATCTGGAGATAACGCGGCTGGTCAATCGTTCGGAATCCGACTTCCGTCATGCCGTTGCCGGTCAGCGTAAACGTTCCGCTATTGGTAAACTGATTTTCAAGCGGATAGGGGGCGGCCCATCCAGCAATAAAAGCCTGAGGCGTGGTGATGGCAAACGGGTACAGATAATTGTCGGTTACAATCGCGTTGGTGCCGAAATACCAAGTACCATTCTGGACAATGGCGGTATTCGTGATATTCAGCGTGCTGGCGGTGGCGAGCGAAAAGTTGGTCAGCGCAACCCAGTTGGTTGAATCAGGCGACCCCTGCACCGTGGCCACGACCGTATTGACTTGGGCGTTCGTCCAAGAAAAGAAGTCGATCTTGGCATCGCCAACCCAATTGAACTTGTCGATAGGGCCGTTGGTTTTGCTACCATTCGAAACCGCCAAAACCGTTGGCGTAGTCGAGGGCAACACCGTGCGCATACCGGCGTAAGCGTCGATGCCATACTGGCCAGCCGTAGCACTGACCGCAGCGGCCAAAACCGCAAGAGCGAGGAGAATTTTATTCGTGATGAATTTCATATTGTATTCGGTTAATTTTGCGATTTGTGGTCGTCGTGTTTGTTTATTGATTGCACGAATCCAGCGATTTGCAGAACGCCTGGGCATGGCGAACGGCGATATCGAAATACGTGTTGAACGTGATGGCCACTTCATCATTCGCCGCACGGGTGTAGTTGTCCAAGATGGTGAAAATACCACCCCAAGAGGCGAGGATCAAATTCTCCCACACGCCAGCCAAGAGGATGTCGCCGGGAATCTGCTGGGTAGCGACCGCTTTGGAACCCAAGATTTGACCATCGATCTCGTCACCCGCCCAGATGGCGTCTTTTTCGCCTTGGGTGATGACCGTGGAACCATTCAACGCGGCGGGCAAGAACGCCAACCGGCCTTGACCGACGCTGGTCGTCGCAAACGCAAGCGGCCCATTGATATTGAACTTGCGAATGGACGTGCGGAAATTGATGATCTGCGAATACGTGGGGGTGCCGCCGAAAATCAACTGAGTAATGCCCGACTGATTCAGAATGCCCAAGGGCTGGTCTGCGGCACCGGTGCCGATGATACCCATTTCATCCTGATACAAGGCCAACACATTGGCGTGATCGTTCCAAACCATGGACTCGAAATCCGGCGGGGCTTGAATCAAGGCCAGACGGCTATAATACTGGCGAGAACCAACCCGGTGCGGGGACATTTTGATCTGACCCAAGGTCTGATCGTATGTAGCCAAAGCGCCACCTTCGGGCACGCTCTGGGCAACCGTAGCCGCTTCTTGGCGAGGGAAAACCTGCTCACCAGCACACCCGCCGATGTACGTACAGCCAAGCAAATTCAGCAAAATCTTGTTGCGAAGCAACTGGATGTAGGGCTGGAATTGCGGTGCAATCATCGCGCCAGCACTGGCGAAGTCGCCAGCCAAAGCATCGCGTTGCAACCGGCTGCGACCCATGCGGTCGGACACTGCGCGGCCCTTATTGGGCGGTGTGAAGAACCCGCCAAAATCGGCGAGATGGCCAGAACCGGGCATATTGCGGTAAAACGACTTGCGCTCGTCGGTGTATTCCAGTTCGGCACCATCCGGCATGAGCGCCGTGGAGCGTTCGCCCTTGGCGTGGGCGCGGGCGAGAACCTTCTTGTTGACCTCGAACATGTCGCCGCACTTGCCGGAAAGACCATCTTCCGCCGAATCCATGGCGCGCTTGATGTTCTCCTCTTTCACCGCGTCCCGCTTCAGGTCGTCAACCTTGGAACGGAAAATCTGGCGGACTTCGCTATCCGGCTTGCCATCCGTTGCACACGCCTCCAATGCGGCCAACGCGATGCCGTCGCGGACATACAATGCCTCTTTCTTTCCGCCATCCAGCTTGCGGTACGTGATAAGCGCGCCGTGCTCCTTGGCGAAGTCAGCCGCGAGAGCGCGAATTTCAGTATTGCGCGCAGCGAGCTTGTCGTCGCGATCCTTGATCTGGGCTTCGGTTTCAAGTGATGCACGAAAACCTTTGTCCTTGATGGCGCGCTGAATACGAGGATCGTTCAGTCCATCAATGACGAGTTCCGGCGTCGCGGTGGGAGTATTGGCTTCGGGCATAATTTTTGATCGTGTTAAAATTTGTGGCGCGTGAACGCTCGTTGCTAATTTTGTGGAGTCAACTGTTTTACGGAAAGTCTTTGCGTCGAACGGTAAAGACCGGTCAACTGCCTCAAATGTCAGCTTGGGTTCAACTTCGGTATGATCGCCAAGCTGAACGGATGTTCCGTCGTAGGTGAAATCAATAGCGTAATGCTTTGCGTCCGATTTCCACGCAGGATGCTGAACGATGGCTTGAAAATTCTTCGCATCCGCACTGGTCTGGTGAATGTCGTGAAGATAATAATCAGAGTGTTTATTTCCCTTGTCGTCCTCGATCTTGAGAACCTTGTCCCCATCAAGTTCCTGGCGAACCTTTTCGCGCATGGCGTTGTGTGAAATGCAAAACTCAGAATCCTTGCCATCCGCATCTTTCGATTTCATGCGGAACATGCGCTCGCCAGCGCCACGACTTGAATCGTCGCCAGAATCCTCGGCATCGGCACAATCGGAGCATACAAAATCCTCGTTTAGCGATTTGCGGGTGTAAGGATCACCGCATCGGATGCAATGGCAATCAGATCCACCACTGCGACCCTTGCGCGCCGTTGGGTCCATCGGCACCGAAACATTTGAAAGTTCCAACCCCGCCCATGCGAACCGATGACCGATTTTGCCGTCTCCCATGTCTTGGGGTCCGAGATATTTGGTGTGCTGATAACCGATGGAGAAATTGGGGCGACTTTCGGCGCGGACCTCTTTGCATCGAGTCTTGGAAAGCTTTGAAATGTTGTCGAACACTACAACCCCGCGAGTGCATTTGTCCTCAGACAACGCGGCGGTTTTGATGTACCCAAGGTGCCGGTGGTCCATGTGTTCGTCCAGCAACGCGGCCCGGTTGTCGCCAACGAAACGGGATAGATCAACGTCCCCTTGTTCATGGCTCAAAATCTCAGTGTACTTTTCGCCTTCCTTGGCGATTCCGAGCTTTTCGTGTTCCTTTGTGGCCCGCTGTTCGCCCGGAAACTCAGACGACATTTTGACTTGAAACGTGTTGTCATCCTGAAAGTCCTCTTTTGCAACCCGGACTTGACGATAAATCTTTAGCGATTCATCGCGGGACATTTCAATCGGATCGTGCTTTGCCATTTGAAACACGACCGAGTCAAACAAATGGACTAGAATCCGTCTTTTGTAATGCCCTAAACCGAAATGCCCATATTTGATTAAAATTATCCATGGTAATCGGCTGAAACGAGCATGAACCGGAAAATATACGCGCCCGGCATGTACCCGCCTAACCAAAGTTGCATTTTGATTTTTGGCGATCGCGGGTTGATTTGAAGATCAACTGGCAATCCCTTTTTAATCAGTTCTGGATGGCCAATTAACTCCGCCCTGAACTCGCATTTTTCGACAAAACTGGTGTTTGATTGGCCATTATCAAGCCGGAAATCGCTGACAAGTCGGCTATGAGTCAATGGCACCTGGGATTGACCTGGAATGGTCGGAAACGAAAGCGTGGCCATCCCATCCTTGCCGCCAATCATTAGCTCAAGTTCCTTTTGGCCCTCAAGATGCTCTTCCCATGCGTTCATTTTTTGATTTTTGACTCGGCAGTCTGTGCGTTTTTCAATTCACGCTTCCACGCCTTGACGAGATTCCTTTTCGATTTGGCTTCTGCCGCCATGAATCGCAAATCAATTTCCATGCCTCTGATGCTGGTTTGCATCATATCCTGCCAGATTGTAAATGATTTTCTCATTAATGTTGTCCGTTAACTGACATCGAAAGCAGTGATGCGGGCGGAATCACCAGCCGCGTTTGACGCCGAACAGGGTTTGATGTCTTGGTTTTCGCTGGCGGTTGCACGGAATCTGCCGCACTTGGCTCGGGGTCCGCCTTTCCGGGGTCGCCATTCTGCATGGCCGGACGGGTGGCATCCGCGCCATCCTCGCCGACAAGGCCAATCCCGTGCTTCTCGCCCTCCGCCTTGGCCTCTGCAATCCGCGTGTACAAATCCTCAATCGAGATGCCATCCTCAAGCTGGTCCTGAACCTGCTGCGGCGACATGATTTGCGCTTCCATGAGTAGGATAAGCGTTTGCGCTTGCACCAACGGGTTGACAAATGCCCAACGCTTGCCCTTGAAGTTTGCGGCCTCGCAATATTCATCCAAGCGCGAAAGCTTCAAGTCATACCCGCGCCGGTCAAACCAACCGCTCTTTATCGCCGCACGCAATGCCTCGCGAAACACCTTAGCAACCCATGTGCCAATATGATGCTTCTGGCGAATCTTGCACCAATCTTGAAACGGGATTTGACACATCAACCCGGCGATGAACCCAAGATTTTGGTAATCGCCGCTCGCGTGCTGGTATGAAACTCCGGTAGCGATTGCGACCTCGCGATGGCAATCCAGACCGAATTCATGCGTGTGCTCTCCTGGAAATGGCGGGGCGAGCATCTTGGCTTCGACGCCATACGGCAGTTCACGCTCTTGGCCGGGCCTCAGCGAATCAACCGGCGTACCGGATGACTGTTGGCCTTGAACTGGATTTGGCCCGCCAATTCCGCCAGCCGCCCCGTTGGATGCGAAATTGAGCATCGCATTTTCCAGCGTTTCCTGCATCTCATGCGGGATCGTTAACCCGGTCGGGAATTTCTTCTCCAGAACGAAAGCGCGAATGTGCGAGGCGATGGCACACAGCGTCAGCGCCTTCGTGAATTGCGAGTTGCGCCAAATCGGCTGAACAGCGGCATCCATTTCGGTCTGCCCCCGGTCCTGTTCGGCGCGGTCCCGCAAGTTGTTGATAAAAATGATATCATTCGCGGGAACCTGCTCGCGGAAATTGGTTTGGCCATTCGGATTTCCGCCCAACGGATAATCGCTTGCGCCATACAGCGAATCGCCGGGGTGCCGGATCAAAATCCAATACGCTAACGGAAATCCCCACTTGGGGTGGTATTCAACGCTGCCACGAATCGGGTTTTCTTTGCCAAACCTGCCATCCTTGCCAGAAAATCCCTGATACGTTTCCTGCAAGCGGTCAGATTCAAGAAAATCAATGGCGAAACCAATCTCGTTTGTCTCGACATTTGGGTCAGTAAAATCGCGGTGGAGTCGGCAAATCAATGAACCATGCGCCCGGCCTCCATCCCTGACCACGACTTGCGGATGGTGAAGTTTTCCTGTTTGGTGTACCACTCCCAGAACTTTTCAATCGCCGTGTTTGTTTCCTCTTCTTCGATGAATGCGGTTTCCATCGCGCCCGTCGTCTTGTTCGCCTTTTGCTGGTATTCACCAACCCGCATATCCAGCTTGAACAGTTTATCGCCGATGACATTGTTTTGCATCGTCCGCTGAACCGCTTTGCCCTGAGGGGTATCCTTAACCAGCGTGCGCGTACGTGCGCGCACCGTGTACAGTCCCGGCATCACCTCGGAATTAGCAGAACCGAGCGTACCCTTGAAATCAGCGTTGTATTCGTCGAATTGGCCAGCGTTATACGACCGGAGCAACCGGGTGAACCCCATTATGTTTCGGCTCAATTCATCCTGCGACGGGGGATTAGAATTCCACCCTCGCACGCTGGTCAAAATGGCTTGTTCATCAAGAAGATGAGGCTCTGACTTGACTGGCGGGAGGGTGGCAAGATTGATCTTATCCGGTTCAACGGATTTGGATTTGAAAAATTTCATGCCACTTCGATTTTGATTTCTTGCGGCAACTGAATCGCCGGGTTGTCAAGATTTGGGTCGTCGTATTCGACGCAGAATTCGCCAGTTCTTTCGTTGTGCCACGACTTCACAACCTTGGCCGATGATGTCACCATCCCCATTTCCTTTACGGCCCGACCTTTAGCCAATTCCATCATGGTAAACGGGGTTATTGAAATGCACTTTTTCATAATCAACACCCGATCATGAATAGCGGCCTAACGACGTTTCCTGGATTCTGACCGTTGCGGATTTTCTCAGCCTGAATTTCGTGCTGCCGAACTTCTTTCCAATATTTCATGGACTCCAAAACAGCTTCTTCGTCCGCAACCTTGAATCGGTTTCTGTCTGACTCTGTTTCTGAAAACTTTAACTCGTACAACCCATCAAGGCGTTTGTTCAGAAGATTCAAGAATCGTTGCGCCTGCGTCCAGTTTGATTTGACCGGATTTGCGGAGTCAACTGAATCCAAAAGCTGAAAATCCGGCACGTAATAAATTTGATGTTTCTCACCAGCGGCTACGTTTATGCCTGCATTTCCGGCGACGTTGATCACCTCCTCTACGAGTGTGTAGATTCCCCCTGAAGACTGCGCGAGGAATCCGGGTTGATTAAAAACGTGGTATTTGTTCGATGAATCCGGCGCGGAAACAATCTGCGCTACTGGGACATTTGCCTCCCCGCCGTTTTTGGCCACAGTCAAACGCACCGACCACCCATCAGACGGCAGATGGTTCGGCAGGTTTAACTGGAAAAGAAGCGTATCCCCGCACGTAAAGCGTTCGGGTGTCCGCCAAATGATCTTTTCGATAGCCACATGAACAAGTCAAAGTCAAACGACTCATATACCACAATAGGCTCCAAGCCCGTTTGATAGACAGTCTTCAATCTTCATTTCAATGCTCCAATAATATTGTCATCCGCTATTCCGACAAGTTGCTCAAGCTCGCAATCCCTGAACTCTGTAGGGCGAGAATGCTTGTCGTAATCCGCGTAACAGTTTTTCTCAGATGAATAATAACGCGAGTTCAATTGACTTGAGTAATCCCGGTTCTTTTCCGACATCCGAGCCAAGCTTTTTGCGGTCAATTCAGCCGATGGTTTGCCATCAACGTCAACAATCACCGATTTGTCACGCGGCAGAACTTCCCACTTCACATTTATCCCGCCGCCAATGATGCCATCAAGTTGCTGCTCAAACCAGAGATTTTGCCATGTGATTTTCTTGATATTGAACCGCCAGATCCGCCCATCCTTGTCCCTGGCTGACCGTGGCGCGCCCGGAAGGGAAGATTGGATGGACGGCACCCCTTTGCCGCCAATGGACAGCCTGCGGTTCTGCCCGGCCCCAAGCAATAGGTGCCACGCCTTTGGCACCATGTATTTTGTCTGGCCTCCGGGGGCCTGAACTTCAACCAATTCAAAGTATTTAACCGCCGCCGCCTCAATTTGCGATGGCATCCAAGCCGAATCAATTAAAACACGAGGTGCAGGCACTTTCCAATATCGCTGCTGTGCCGCCAGCAATTCCCATGAACTCACGTAGCCGATTGCGACTTGGCGAGAATCCCCGGTCTTTGACCAGTCCTTCACAATAAACCAGAATGTACCAACAACATGATCTTTTAAATTGTCATCCTCGTCGCCACCGCAGTCCACGGTCATTTGACGGCAATGGAATTGATCGCCGAAACTGATTTTGCTGGGGTCAGTCTCGTACGTGCCCGGCGTGACATTCCATTTCTGAGACTTTTCCGCATATTCCTTATTCCATGTGCGGGCCGCTGTTTTCTGCCACCAGATTTTAATCGGCTCGAAGTTGCCCTGTTGCTCGGCCTGCTTTTGACATTTCAGCTTGTCGAGCATCATGTGACCCCAACCGCTTTGATTGTTGATGTTCAACCGGCGATTAATCCACTGAGGAAAGTTGAACCCGATCTTGCTAGCCAACGCATCGGGACGGGCAGAAACGTAATGCGAGCTTTCATCTAACGCAATTCGCGTTGAACCAAATTCACCATCATCTAACCATATCCCGTCACAGTGAAAGCAGCGAAAATGAGTCTCTTTAATTATCGCCTCTTCGATATATTCCTCGCCGTTTTTTATCTTTTCATCCGGCCCACGCTGAAACCCGGCAACCCGGTTGCCATCGGCCAACATCAAAGGCCGATAGTGTTCAATCCATGCGTTGTGGTCCAGCGATGAAACCGATAACGGCGGGCGCGGCATAAAGTCAGCGCCACGGGTCATAGACTTCTCATCAAATGCCTGCCAGTTGAAAATATGAGGCACGCCACAAACCGGACATGCCACATATAATTCTCCTTGATTCGTATTCTGATAATGCCGGTCAAAATCAAAATCACTTTCGCCTCCCTGGCTTTCAAGAAACACAATCGCATCCTCATATTGCGTTGTGCGCGCAATCATTTCCTCAATAACCCCTGTCTTTCCGGTAACGAAAGCGTCTTGCATCCCGGCGAATCCAAGGTTTTTCTGTTGAAGCGTGGAAATGTTAGCCGGCAAAAGGAAAAACGTCTTGTCGGGGAACTTGATCGCCCCCTTGGTCACACGATGGCGACCGCGCCCGAATTCATTTGGTATTGTCGCCAGCTTTGAACGAAATCTACCATACCCCATGAAGTCGTCCATGATGCGCGTGGTCGAAACAGTGCCCGCAACCGCCTCGGTGCCAAAGAAGATCCCAGAATCACCGCTTCGATTGCAAATGTGGTCCGCCGCGCAAACCTCAAGCGTGAAACTCTTCAACGTCTTCACACCAGCCAGCAAGTTTATTTCAGTCCTGCTGCTACGCCTAACCGCATCATCATACGCCGCATAAACCGGCTTCAAATAGCACGTCGTATTAATGTCATACGGCATCCCTCCATTCTTGTGCCCCTTGCCCATCGGCGCATCACCGCGATTATCCAACGCACCGCCCCGAAATCTTTCAGAGCAAGCGGCACGCCGATGAATGTTGATGAAGTCTGCAATCATTTACAATCGTCTTGATTTTCTGAAATCTTTCGGCCAGTGTTCATTTCGACTTGGATTGCGCGATCATCCCAAAGTTCAATCAGTCCGTAATCCTTTGAATTTGTGATTTCCAACTCAGTTCCGAACACGTCCCAGCACCACTTTTTAATAGGAGTCAATGCGTCATACGTTCCGCCACCAATTAACGGCGAGCCATGGCCATGCAATCGCGCAGTGAATATCCGAACCTCTTGCCCATCAGCTATCCACTTCTTCACACGGTCAACCATTGGCTTAATCGGTTTTCCAATGTGGTCTGGACCATTCCAACCGTCGTAATGCGCCAATGTGCCATCTAGGTCAACTCCAATCCATCCTGATTTGCTCATATTTTTGCGCCTGTTCTTCCGCATCTAGTTCTAAGTATGTTCTGGAGTCCATATTATTTTACCTTCATGTCGTTTTTCTTTTCGTCCGAAATCTGTTCGCACTTTTGTAACAAATCTTCCATCTTGTCCGCGTAATCTTTTTGCCACTGATCAAACGCATCCTTCGCAAGTTGGGTCATGGCTTCGATGAGTTCGACGCGAAATTTTGCACTCACTACAATTCCATCCGCCGCAAGTTGCCGGATTAAATTTGTGAACGACGCGACAGCCTTTTTCTCCATAGCATCGGAAACGGAGGACATCGTCATCGCTCCCGTGGCCTCAGCCGTGTATCTGACCGCGCTGGACAGCATCCATGCATCGTCAAACTTGCGGCGGGCGGTTTCCTCCAGCCGTTCCGCAGTCTTGGCAAGGGAGATAGCCCGGCGACGTTCCGCATCCTCTTTGGTGGCAACCTCGGGATTTCCTTCCGCCGTTTCGTTCTCCTCGTATCTGCGCAAGAATTCGCGCACGCAAATTTTATCATCACTCCGTATAACTTCTTTTATCCATTCCTGCTCAGAATCGCGCCACTTGTTAACCAACCGCGATACCCGCTTCTTTGACCATGTGCCAACACCAAACTTTTCGCAGAGAATTTCAGCAAGCTCCGTTTGATTAACCAAATCTTTACCACTATGCGCCATGCGGTCGTTAACCGTTTCCTTTTTGATAATCCCCATGCGCTCAAGCTCGGAGTTCTCAAACTTGTTCGACTTTCCGCCAAGGTATTTGACACACAAACTCTGCGCCCGCTGCCGTTCAGCCGGAGATTGCATGTACGATACCTTGCCAATCATCTCGGCCAATGCATCGCTCATCGCTTCACCGGCTGAATGCGAATTTCCGTCCTGATTGTCGGAGTCGTCGCTCATTTTACTTCAAGCTGTTCGTAAAGTTCATCCAGCTTTTTCTTGAACGGTTCGATTTGCAAACGTACACGCTCCTTGCGTTCGTCCGTCCAATCTAACAGCGGCCCAAACGCATCATCGTTCATCAGTTCAGCCAGCGGCTTCTCCAATTTTCGAGGATCAAGGTTGGAAAGCAGCTTGTTGTAGTAATTCGTATGATGCGCGACCAGTCCAACCGTTCCGCCTTCAACCGACATGCCGCCAGCCTCAAACAACTCATTGCGCCATGCCAACGCCTCTTGAGGCTTCACCACGTCCGCCGCATTCTTCGCAATCCTCACAAAAAACCGCAACTGACGAAACGTTATTTCGTGGCCATTCGCATCCTTGAACAACTTGCCCATCTGCTGCCAGAAATCAACGGTCATCTCCTTTCCTGGCAACCGCTGGCACAAATCAATAATGTTCTGGCCAATCCGAACCGCGTCGCCAATCAACTTGACGCTTTTGCATCCGAAATCCTCAACCTCCCGCTTGAACGCCGAAACATCGACTCCGATCAACGCCAATTTCTCGGCCTGATACTCGGCCTCTTTCGGGTTGGCGAGCAAAAACTTTTCGCGTGGATTTTCTTGATTCATTTGAGTTGTGACTTTCGTTTAGATGACATCCGATTTCTTGACTCCTCGTCCCGCTGACCGTGGCGCGGTTTAAGATTCAGCGCGCCCTGAATTTCGGTTAGCAACTTAGTCGCATCGTATTTGGTCAGCCCCACTTCGCGGGCGATCTCAGCCGGGCACCGATGGCCAAGGACATCGTCAAGGGCTGACGAATTCAACGCATACAGAAGCATTCGAATGCCAAGCCATGGGTTTTTGAACCCCATCAACGTGCGACCTAGTTTCTCTAGACCAACTTGGTCCCTGATAATGATGCCAGAACCCGCTTCGTCAATCGAACCATTCCCCTCGTTGTCAATGTACCATGATACGACATCTTCGACCACCGGCTCGCTGACGCCGCAATCAGCCGCGCATCGCTGCGTCCATCCGCGACCATCGGTTTCTTGAGATTGAAAATCTTCTGTCATTGTATTTGATTTGTTACGACCGCGACCCCGCCCCCGACCCCGACCGCGACCCCGACCGCGACCACGACCGCGACCCCGACCGCGACCCCGACCCCGCCCCCGACCCCGCCCCCGACCCCGACCGCGACCCCGACCGCGACCACGACCGCGACCACGACCGCGACCCCGACCGCGACCCCGACC